CACGGCGGCGGCGGTCGCTGCGGCGGTGGCGGCAGCCACGGTGGTCACGTCGGGGGCCTCCTTCAGCTCGGCGGTGAACGGCTCGCCCAGCGTGACGGTGTTACCCTGCTGCTTCTGTACCCGGACCTCGGCTTCAATCTTACTGACCAGGTAGGCGTTCAGATCGCCGTAGGCTTTCTCCAGGAAGCTGCGTGCCTCGGCGGTCAGCAGCCTCTCGGCCTGCTCCACCGCTTTCTTGAGAGCCTCCTCCTGGTTCTCCTTGGTGAAGTTGCCGCTGGCCTTCAGGGCATCCACATAGGTCTGGCTGGTGTAGGTGACGGCGGTGCTGATGGCGTCGGCCACGTCCATCAGATACTTCTTGGCGATCTCGCTCTCCGACTTGGAGGCAAGGTACTGGACGGCGGCCCGGACGCCCTTGATGGCAGCCCCGGCGCAGATGGGGACGGCCGCAATGATCACGGCCTGCAGCAGAGTGGACAGGAATTCGTTCATGGTGGGTTCCTCCTTGAAATTTATTTCACAGCCCCGCCCAGGGCGCACAGCAGCGCCCCCAGGCTGGGGAATGTGCCATAGTTGGACAGCCAATAGTCCGGGGTGTCAATTACACCAGCGGCCACCAGAGCGGCCACACCGGCCTCCGGGGTACTGGTGCGGGTACCGGCCCGGCTGATCTTCGCCGCCGCCTTGGTGAGCAGGATATCCAGGTACTTCACCTGGCCGGAGGTCACGGCCTGCAGCCAGTAGTCCGGGGAATTGATGACACCCAGCTTGGCCAACTTGTCGATAGCTTCAGCAGGAGCCCCGCCCAGCTTCTTGGCGATAGCGGCAAAATCAGGACAGATGAAGCCGCGGATATACCGACCGTTCACCTTCATCTTCCTGGTGCCCACCTTGCCGCCGGTCATGTTGCCCTCGGTCACGGTGAAGGTGTTCCCGCTGACGGCGGAGACAATGCCGATGTGGTCCCCAGCGCCGACGCAATCGCCCACGCCATTATCATCCCAATCGTAGACGCAGGCATCCCCCAGGCTGGGGATATGGGCGTCGTTCTCCACCCAGATGCCCTTTTTCTTGGCGATGGCGACATACTTCTCCACCCCGCACTCGGTCCCGGTGTACTCGGCAATCCCGGCCCGGATATAGGCGGCGCTGACGGTGGTGGCGCAGTATGCGTCCTTCACCTGGACAGGGTAGCCCCGAGCCAAGGGCTTATGGTTGTTGTAGACCGACAGGATATCCAGATGCTTGGCGCTCCCCTTGGTGGCCCCGATCCAGGCGTTGATGATGTCCACGACCTTCTGCCGCAGCGTCTTTTCTGTTGCGGCTCCCGCGGCATTCCCGGTCTGGGTACCGGAGGGGGCGGGCTTGGCATACTTGTCGTAATACTTCTGCCCATACCCGGCCCGGCGGACCTTGGCAGCCTCGCTTTGGTCTGCCGGGCGCTCAAACTGGATCAGGACGGCGTCGGAGGCCGCCCGGACGGAGGAGGCGGTTTTCAGTGTGGCGAGAACCGCCTTGAAGCTGCCCGCCAGCTCCTTCATCAAGAATCCGAGCTGCATCTCCAGATCACCGATGGACTTTTTGCAGCTCTTGGCGTACTGCTGGAGTGCCTGCTTCCTCGACCAGTACGTCCACTGCGCCAAGCCGTACCCGGCGCTGTCCCGGATGAAGTTGGTATAGGCTCCGCTGTCCACCGCCGCCGTATATGCGGCATCGGAATAGCCCAGCTTCTTCTCATAGGTATTCTGCAGGTTGGTGGGGATCAGTCCGGACTCGGCATACAGATTCCCCATCAGGCCGGCGGCTCCGGCAGAGCTAAGGCCCTGGGCCTTCAGATAGTTCCAAATCTTCTCTTCGTTCGAGTTTCCAACGAGAGACATAGCACACCCTCCTTATAGTTCGTTTCTTTCGTGGCCTTCATCAGCCGTCTGCGTCGAGGGTTCTCCCTCCGCCTTGCTATGGCCAAAGACCACGCCATTGTTGTGTTCAAAGATGTTCTCCACCACCTTGAGGACGTTGACGCCCAAAATAGTGGTAATGGCCTGCTGCGACAGCTCTACTACCGGGAAGGGCTGGCGCAGACGCACTGTGGAGTAGACAGCGATGCCGTATGATACGGACACCCACCCGAGCGCACATAGTTGGGTAGTGACAAACAGGAGCTTTGTCACCGACTGTAAAATGCTGACTGAAGCCTTTCCCTTTCTAAGCTCCCGCACCCTCCGCTGCAGGTAGCGGATTGTTGCCTGGCAGAGTGCAATACCGATGGCAGCGCCAACCACCAGAGCGCCGACGGCAATCAGGATCACCTTCATTCTTCTGCCTCCCGCCGGGGGGAACTGCCCTCCTGCAGAAAGTCGTGTTTCTTCAGGCGGTCTTTATAAACCTCACGGATGTTCTCAATGGCGAGGACGGCCCGGTTGTTGGGGTACTCCGGGTGTTCCTCGCAATAACGCTCGTAGGCATCGATCTCCGCCAGCACCTCAATAAACTCCTCCTTTGTGTGGTCAATCTCACGGAGCAGCTCATTGTTGAAATGCAGAATGCGGGTGCGGTGGCCGTCGGCATTACGCCGGTCATCCATGGTTACATGAGCGTCCAGCTTCGACTCAATAGCGTCGAGCCGCTCGGACACTCCGGCATTGATGGCCCGGCCGATGGCCTTTGCCAGCCACGACCACGGATTTATTTTGACGGGGGCGAATTGTACCAGCGTCATAACGACCACCAGCACCCCGCCCCCGCCTGCAAGGATTTCTTGGATGCTCATATAGCCTCCTCCTGACGATATAGATAAAAAAATGACCGGGGCGCATTTCTGCACCCCGGTCTCCGGGTTTACGCTGCCACCCCGACCAGGGCGGCAATTTGCAACAGGTCCATCACCGGCGCATTGTAGAATTCATGATTCCAGAGCCAGTGATCCTCGTGCTCCGGCCGGCGGTATTTCTGGCAGAGAGCGTCCTCCCACACCTTATCCCAGCGAGCCAAGTGACTGGTGTCACGCTCGTTTCTGGGCTGCAGGTGGGCAAGGATGGCGGTCACCAGTTCCCCGCGCTTTCGGCCCTGACCGTCATCATCCTGACTGAAGTAGTCATAGGCATTCTGGCAGGTGGTGGCACACAGCCGTTCCCCCTTCCAATAAAGAAAGCCGTCCTGGACTTCCAGAACGGCCCCATAGGGGATATTCACTTGACCGCTTATGCCATCGAAGCGGGCCCGCCGCCGGGCGATGTACCTCTTGTGATCCACCGCTTACGCCTCCTTGGGGGCCAGCATCCCGACCAGCTCGGTATACTCCGCCTCGGAGATTTTGCTCGCAGCGTAGAACACATCCAGCTTGGCTTCCATGCCCTCAGTCTGGCCGCGCTCGATCATGCGCTTCAAAGTCCGATACAGCATCCTTTTCACCTCCCGTTCATTACTCAGGTTTCATCCGTCAGGCCCAGCTCCAGCAGGGTCAGACGGTATTCCTGGTCCACGATCATCCCGTCAGCGTCCTCCGCCGCCAGCTTGGCGGCCTGAATCTCCGCCCCGGCGTCGGTCTCCTCCAGCATGACGGTTTCCATATCCTCCATGCCCTCCCGGCCCAGCAGATGGTAGGCCGTTCCGGCAAAGACAATGCCCGAAGCCTCCGGCTCCGGGCAAAGGTTGAAGCAGCCATTATCGACCTGCTTGATGTAGTTGGGAGCCTCGGTCATGCCGAGGCACACCCCGTCTCGGGTGACTTTATACATTTTGCACCTCCAAAAAAGATCGCATGATAGAGCCGCCGCAGGCGAAGCAGGCGGCCATGGTCATTAAATTTGCGGTAGTAGGCACTCTGGCATTCCATATACTGCTTCACGTCCTCCAGCGGGCGCTTCCCAGCCACGAACTCCCGATGAAATAGCTTCAGCTTCCGGCGGGCCCGCTTTACGCCATCTCGGCTGCCGTTGACCTTGATTTTACCCGTCTCCGTCAGGGTGAATCGGGCCTTGCAGAAACGGAAAGGCTTTGTAAGGGGGATGATCTGACACTTACGCTTGTTGACACGGATGCCCATAGCTTCAAAGCGCCGGACCAGTTCCCGCGCAAACTCCTTCAGGTTTTCAATATCGGGTAGGATCGCCCAATAATCATCTGCATAATGACCGAAGCAATGGACGCCTATCTGACATTTTGCCCAATTATCCACGGCGCTGGGGAGCGACATCATCTCCTGCTGGCTTGGTTCCACCCCAAGGGGCATCCCTCGCCCTGGTATGGGGGTGGGGGCGTTCTGAACGATAGTGTCGGCCACCAATCGTAAATCAGGGTTGGGAATCAAACGCTGGTGCCGCTGATAAATTTCGGCCTGCGGCGCCCACGGGAAGAACTTCTTCAGGTCCAGCAGCATAATAGCGCCTGCCCGTCCATAACGCCGGAAGTGCCAGTGCAGATGGTTCTTGAGCCGATCAAACTGCCAGTGGAGGCCCTTCCCCTTTTGGCTGGCACCGTTGTCATAGATCATGCTGGGGCCGTACAAGGGCACCAGCACCTCATTGCAGTGGGTCTTGTGGACCTGCCGGTCAGTGATGTGAGGGGCGTCAATGGGGCGCACCTTGCCACGCTCCCGCAGGGTAAAGTGGACGCATTTCATCGGCTTCCACTCTCCGTCCAGGATTTTCCGCCGCCTGCTGGCGGTACCGGAAAACAGGTGGGATTCAAAGTTCTGGACGCTCTGCTTCCACCGGACGCCGTTACAGCACTTCCGGCCATGAAAGAACATCTTCCGATAGCTATACACCTTGTCGATGGGGCCGAGGGCGGCGCACCTGGCCTCCCTCTTTGCCTGCCGCTTCGCTTTGCGGCGCTGATACCGCGCCTCCCGGCGCTCCGAACTGGTCATAAAAAAGTATTCGCCCTCCGTACAGTCGTCTTGTAGGGTGCCGTCTAAATCTGCGTTGCCCCAATACACATGAAACGAGAGCTGGCACGTTCTCCCGCCATGCAAGAAGCGTCCGTGTAGGGGCATCAAAGGGCAGTTTTAGGGATTGGGTACCCAGGGAAGTATCTCTCCTTTTGCTAAGGTCGTCTTTCACCTGGCCGGATAAATCCAGCCTGTTACTCCATTTGACCCAGCATAGCAAAATCCGGGCAGCAGGCCCCCAGAGGCATTAGCGTTGTTGTTGTTGTAGTTGCCGTCGGTGTTGGTAATGCAGAAGTTATTGTTGTTGTTGTAATTAGGGGAGCGGAGCCACCACCACACCGCCGAGGGACAAATTATCAGAGATACACCCAATTCCTGCTCAGGACCTTTTCCTTTGCGCCAGGGCCTTGACCGCGCCCTTCAGGAGCTCATTTTCTTTGTCAATCAGCTCCCCCAGGCTCTGCGCCATCTTGTCCAGCTTCTCTGTGGCATCCTTAGCGCCGACGGTTTTTCCCTTGGAGGTGGTAAAGCACCCCTCCGGGTTCTCCATCATTACCAGGTAGCAATGGGTCAGCCGGGAATCCAGCGCCATGAGAGAGGCCCTTGCTTCCAAGAGGTGAGCCTTCCGCAGTTCGATGCGCTGCGGGTCCGATGGAAAGATGCTGTTTGCTTTTTCAGCATGGTCAATGATCTCGCCAGCCAGCTTCGCCACAGGCTCTGCGACAAGACGGGAGTATCTGGCCGACAGCCTTGTCAGAAAATTCAGCGTTTCCACATAAATCCGATGGGCTGTGTTGATAAACTCCGCCTTGCTGGTGGTTCGTTTTTGTGCGAGTACCGACATTTTACACCCCTGTCTCTGTTTCTCTGGGTTTGATAGGTCCGCGCTCCCGTTCCACATCCTCCAGGCGTTTCAGCAGCACAAATTCGATATAGTTCGTTACAGAGCGGTGCTCCTCCGTTGCCAGTATCCCGACTTTGTTAAAGACCTCATCGGTGAGGCGCAGGGTAAACACCCG